TGATCTCCACCGGGACCGTTTCGGAACTGGACGCGGACGATCTGATCGATCTGATGCACGCGGTCGATCCGGCGTATCGCGGGGCCGCGTCGTTCATGATGCATGACAATATCGTGGGGCATATCCGGAAACTCGTGGTGACGGACGTGGGTTATGTCTGGCAACCGTCGCTCCAGCTTGGCGATCCGGATCGGCTGCTGGGGTTCCCGATGCGGATCAATCAGGACATGGACAGCGCCGCGGCGATCACGACGGGCGAGGAACTGGTCCTGTTCGGAGACTTCTCGAAATACAAGATCCGCGAAGTGGCCGGGATCCGGTTCCGCCGGCTGACGGAACGCTACGCGGACACGGATCAGGAAGGGTTCATCGCGTTCATGAGAGCGGACGGCGACATTCCGGACCGATCCGGTCCGATCGCGATCCTTCGCGTGGCGTGAATTGTTCGGTTTCCCCGAGCGGGTTGCCGTCGTCCCGGTGCAAACCGGCCGGCGGCCCCCGTTCGGGGATATTTCATCGAAAGGGAAAACCGATGCTGGTGAAAATGATCGTGGCGACTCGAGCGGTTAAGGTAGGCGTGGGCGAAACGATCGATCTTCCGTCAAGGGTGGCGGCGAATCTGATCCTGGAAGGGTTCGCGGAACGCGTGGCCGTGGCGGAAAACCGGGCGCTTGACGTTCCGCCGGGTCCGGAACTGGAACTGGACCGGGATACGGCGCGGGCCGCGTCCGAAAGCGTGGGCGAAGGGAGCGTGGACGATGACGCTGGCGATCAATCAGACGACGGCGCCGGGGGCGGAACCGGTGACACTGGCAAGCGCGAAACTGTTCCTGAGGGTCGGAAGCGAAAGCGAAAATGACCTGATAACGGCGCTGATCGTGGGCGCCCGAGTGACGGCGGAAGCCGTGACGGGTCGCCAGTTCATCAACGCGACGTGGACGTGGAACCTTGACAGGTGGCCGTCACGGTGGCGTCCGTGGGCCGATGGGGCGTGGGATGCGAACCGGGTGGCGTTGGGCCGTTCGGAATTCGCGGTTCCATTCGCTCCCCTGGCGTCCGTGACGTCGATCAAGTATCTGGATCCGGACGGGGCGCAGCAGACTCTCTCCACGGACGTCTATAACGTGGTGACGGACGAAACGCCGGGAAAGATCCGGCTGGCGTGGGATCAGTCCTGGCCGGAAACGCGGGTGGAGCCGGCGGCGATCGAAGTGATTTTCGTGGCCGGCTACGGGGCCGCCGGATCCGACGTCCCGGAACCGGTCCGGGACGCGATTCTCATGATGGTGGACGACGTTTATAATCACCGGTCCGCAACCGTTGAACGGGCGCTGCGGGCGAATCCGACCGTGGACGCGTTATTGAACGCGGTGGGCCGGGTGGGGGTGATCGGTTGAACACTGGGGATCTTCGGCATTTCGTCCACCTTCAGCGCCCGATCGAAACGGAAGGATCGGAAGGGGACACGGAACGCGACTGGATCACGGTCCGGACGGCTTGGATCGGGCTGCGGGCGCTGTCGGGATCTGAATTCTGGCAAGCGTCCGCGGTCCAAGCCAACGTCCAGTATCGGGCCATCTGCCGGGCGCCGGACGTCGAGGATCTGGACACGTCCTGGCGGATCAAAACGGAAGACGGGCGGATCCTGAACGTGATGGGGAAACTCCACGACGATCGGGACCGGGCCGCGACGGTGCTTATGCTGGGCGAAAACACTACGGATCCAAAACCCTAATGGCGCAACAGTTCACCCTGGACGGCGATCGGGCGATGATCCGGGCGCTGGAAGCGCTGGGGTCCGGTCCATCCGTTCGCCGGGTGCTGACGCCGGCGGTCCGGGCGGCTATGTCCCCGGTGAATAAGGCGGCCAAAAAGAACGCGAAGCAACTGCCGAAATTCGGGGACGTCAAGCGAACCGGGGCGCTGGCGAAGTCGATCGGGATCGACAAGACGAAGAAAAAGACGTCCGAAATTACGTTCCGGGTTCACGCGAGGAAGGGAACGAAATACGCGGTTCCGGATCCCGCTATTCCTGGCCGGCTGCGGATCCCGTTTTTCTACGCGCATCTGGTCGAGCTGGGGACGCGGAAAATGCCGGCGCGGCCGTTCCTTGGGCCGGCGTGGGAGTCCAACCGGGCGCGGGCTGGAAGTATCCTGATCACGAAGACGCGGGAGAATCTGCCGAAGGAAGTGGCGCGCCAGCGGTTGAAGGCCGGGGGGAAGAAATGACGACGATTGACGCGGCGCTATTCGCGGAACTGAAAACGATCGGGGCCACGGTGACGCCGGCGGCTACGGTGTACGCGGAAGGGGCCGGGGGCGGCCGGTCCGCGGATCCGTTTATCACGTTCGCCCGATCGGGCGGGACTCACCATAGGGTCATGAGCGGCGGGGCCGAACTGGCCGATTATCGGTACGGGCTGGACGTGTATTCGCGGAAACGGGCCACGGTGTCCGCGCTGGTCGATCAGATCCGGGAAGCGCTGGATAATCGGATCGGGACGATCGGGGCGCCGGCCGCGGGCCTCGAGGTCCATCTGGTCTTAATGGACGCGGAAGATTATCTGTACGAACCGGACCGGGCCGGGGCCGCCGGCGGGTGGCATCGGGCGAACCTGAGTATCATCGTCTGGACGGCGGAAACGAAAACGCCGGTGAACTGAAAGGGATTGAATCATGTCTATTGTCCCCGGAAATGGATCGACGGTTTCTTTCGCGTCGTCCGGACTGACGCTGGGGATCCTGTCGATCAGTATTGGCGGAATGTCCCGGCCGGTGATCGATATTTCCACGATGGCGACGGCCACGGAACGGGAGAAAATGGCCGGAACGCTCGTCGATCCTGGCGAAGTGACGATTGAAATGCTCATGGACGGCGAAGTGGCCGCGAATACTCCGGAGTTCCTGGCGACGGCCACCGGGGCGGTCGTTATCACGTTCGGATCCGACAATGACACGTTCACGTCGAGCGGGATCGCGTCCGGGCTGGAAATGAACATTCCGATGGACGATCGAATGACGGCCACGATGACGATCGCGTTACACGGAGCGACGGCGTTCAACGCGGTGGCGTAGGCGGTTCCGATCCGACGCCGGCGGTGGTCTGCATCCCACCGCCGGCGGCTGGTCTTTGCGTGTTGCAATTGCAACAAAGGGGAAACGATATGGATGAACCGGTCCCGGTCGTGATGGCGAAGCTGCTGACGGCCGACGATATTGTGGCGTCCCCGCGGAAGCGGATCACGGTCGATCTTCCAGTTCGGGGCGGGTCGGTGACGCTCGAGGCTCTAAGCGGGGGGACGTCGTTTTGGCTGCAGTTAAAGCTGACGGGGCTGGAGCAAAAAGACTATGGCGGGATTCAAGAAACGATGGTCGCGCTGTCGATCCTGGATCCCGATCTGAAACCGATGTTCCCGGAAATAGACTTGGAAGATCCGGCGAGTTTCGACCGGGGAAAATCCGTGATCGGGGCGCTTCCCTATGCGGATCTGGCGCTGTTGTTCAAAAAAGCGCAGGATCTGAGCGCCACCGGGGCTGACGACGCGGACGTGGAAGCTATAGCGGGAAACTGAATCAGCGGGGCGCCGCGTGGTTTTGGACGCTGCTGGCGTGGACGTGGGGCACGGATATTGCCGACACGAAGCGCCGCTGTTCCGCGCGGGAATTCATACTGTGGCGCGGCTTCTATCGGTTGAATCCGTGGGGCCCGGAAGTGGACGACGTTCGTTCCGCGCGGCTGGCGCTGCTGGTCCGGAACAGCGTGGTGCGGAAGGGGAAACAGCCGGTCCTGGAAGACTTCCTGTTCGGAAAGCCGTTTTCCAGCGATTCACGCCGGCAGGTACAATCCGAAAGCGATATGCGGGCGGTGTTCCTGGCGCTCGAGGCGCAAGGGTTCGCAAAACGGGAGGTTCGCGGCGATGGCAACAGTCGGAAAACTCGTGGCGATCCTGACGGCGAGAACGGCCGGGTTCGAAAGTAAAATGAAACGGTCTACGCGGGGCGTCAAGCGGCTGGGGAAGGCCGTTCGGGGCGCGGCGGGCATGATCGCGAAGTTCGGGCTGGCGGCCGGAGCGGCTGCCCTGGGGGGCTTGGCGCTGATCGTGAAAGCGGGGCTGAAGTCGATCGACACCCTGGCGAAGCTGTCGCGGAATCTTCAAATCGATATCGACGATCTGCAGGCGTTCCGGCTGGCCGCGGAAATTGCCGGGGTGGGCGCCGAAAAGATGGATAAGGCGCTGAAGAAACTGACGAAAGCCACGGCGGACGCGCAGAACGGACTGGCCGCCCAAAAAGACGCGTTCGAAACGCTGGGCATTTCGATGGACGATATCGCCGGGAAGGATATCGGGGAGGTCTTCCGGCAGATCGCGGACGGGGTTCAAGCCACCGGTCTTTCGGTCACGACCACCGGGGCCATTATGGATCTGTTCGGCGCGAAGATCGGAACGGATCTGGTCGAACTGCTGCGGAACGGTCGCGAAGGGATCGACAAGTTCAAACAGGAAATTGAGGATATGGGGCTGGCGCTTTCGGACGTGGACGCGGCGAAAGTCGAGGCCGCGAACGATGCGTGGACGCGGTTTAAGG